GTCATATCCCGGTCAACATTTACGCTCTTGCTTTGGCCACATCCGGCTACGGTAAGGGTCACTCGGTCAATGTGGTCGAGCAGGAACTGATGAAGCCCTTTACCAAGCGGTTCATGGAAGATACCTTCCCTGTGATCGCTGAGCAACACCTGTGGCAGATTGCCAACAATCGGGCAGCCCGTAATGGGACTGATCCACAGGAAGAGTTCGAGAGGGCTGAAAAGGAGTTCAAGTCTGCTGGGGCCTACCCCTTTACTTTTGACTCCGGCACCCCACCTGCCGTCAAGCAGCTTCGACACAAGCTTCTTTTGGCGTCATGCGGTTCCATCAACCTGCAAATTGATGAAATCGGATCCAACCTCATTGGTTCCACCGATGTCCTGACCTTGTTTTTGGAGTTGTACGATCAGGGGATCGTCAAACAAAAGTTGGTCAAGAACACTGCTGACAATCAGCGCGGTGAAGAGTTGGATGGAAAGACTCCCACCAACATGCTGCTGTTTGGCACTCCTAGCAAATTGCTGGATGGTGGTCCAACTGAGGACCAGTTCTACTCCATGTTGGAGACTGGTTATGCCCGACGCTGTATTTTTGGTTGGGGACAACAGGACAAGAAAGCATTCAATATGTTGGCACCGGAAGAGATTTTTCGGCGGCTGACAGAACCATCGAATGCTGCTGCATCCAACAAATGGGCAGCCCAGTTCCATCGACTTGCTGATCCAGCTATGCACGGCTGGAAGATGAAGGTCGAAGACGACGTGGCCATTATGCTGCTGACCTACAAAATCCAGTGTGAAGCAGAAGCGGCTAAGCTTCCCGAACACGACGAGATCAAAAAGTCCGAACTGAGCCATCGCTATTTCAAAGCTCTCAAACTCGCCGGGGCATATGCCTTTGTCGATGAAAGTAGCGAGATCGAGATGGATCATCTCATGTCAGCCATCTTGTTAGTTGAGCAATCGGGAGCGTCGTTCCAAGCGATTCTCAATCGTGAAAAGGCATACGTCAAGCTCGCTCGCTTCATTGCTGATGTGGGCGCTGAGCAAACGCACGCCGACTTGCACGAAGCCCTTCCATTCTACAAGGCAGGTAACGCTGCTCGAAACGAGATGATGACCATGGCCACCGCATGGGGTTACAAAAAGCACATCATTATCAAGAAGAGCTTTGTGGACGGCATCGAGTTCTTCAAGGGCGAGAAGTTGCAAGAGACAAACATCGACGAGATGATTGTCTCCTATTCGCAGCACTGGGCATACAATTATGAGAAGGAAGTGGTTCCCTTCCACCAACTTCACCTTATGACCCAAGCCACTGGCTACCATTGGACAAACCACGCTTTTAAAGCTGGGCATCGAGCTGAGGAAAATGTCATCGCTGGTTTTAACATGATCGTCATCGACGTGGACGAAGGCATTTCACTGGAAACCTGTCATGAGATCATGAAGGAACATCGCTTCATGACCTACACGACAAAGCGGCATCAGACCGAGGGGCACGGTGATCGCTTCCGATTGATTCTTCCGATCAATTATCACCTTGAGCTGGACTCGGATGAGTACAAAGAGTTTATGAACAATGTGATGGCATGGCTACCATTCAAAACAGACGAGTCAGCTAACCAGCGAGCCAAGAAGTGGGAATGCTTTGGTGGGTCCGATGAGGTCGAAGCCAAGTATCACTACAACCTCGACGGTGAACTCCTTGATGCTCTGCCGTTCATTCCGAAGACTTCCAAGAATGAAGGCTTCAAAAAGGAAATGCAAGCCGTCAAGAACATGGACAATCTGGAACGCTGGTTTGCCCAGCGTATTGCTATGGGCAACCGTAACAACCAGATGATCAAGTACGCACTGACCCTTGTAGATAGTGGTATGGACCTTATTCAAGTCCAGAAACAGGTCCACGAGTTCAACAAGAAACTGAACGATCCCCTCACCGAAGATGAGATCGACACCACTATCATGGTGACTGTTGGTAAGCGTTTCGAACGCCGTTAACCGTCTCGGGCAGTCCTGTTCTTTGGTTCAGGACTGTCTTTGACTAGAACCAAAAGGAAAGAACACCATGAGGGATCTTCAAGGTCGGGAGTACCTTACAGTTGAAGAAGCTGAAGAGGGTATTGATGTCGAAGTAGATGGTGACTTCACCTGCATGACTAAAGGAGAACAACGTACTCTTCGACTTTCAAAAGGTGAGCTTGGTTTTGACTGTCATGATGGCTTTCACAACCTAGAAGGCCAACTATCAGATAATGGTGAATTCTACTTAGGAGTTTATTATGTCTGACAACAACGAAGTATTCGATTTCAACGATCAGATGATTCTGATTGGTGGTGTCTCAGGTGCCGGTAAGTCTGCTGCTCTCCGAAACATTCGGAACCAAGAGAAGTGGATTTACATCAATTGCGAAGCTGGTAAACGCTTGCCCTTCAGGAATAAGTTTATCCCAGCCCGTGTGGATGACCCTTGGCAAGTCTATGGTTTTGTAGACGAAGCCGTCGAGAATCCTGATGCTGTAGACGGTTTGATCATCGACTCGTCCACCTTTATGATGGACATGTTCGAGAGTCAGTATGTGCTTGGCACCGCTGATACTATGAAGGGTTGGAGCAATTATGCTCAGTTCTGGAAGAACCTTCTTCAAAATAAGCTAGTCCAGTTCGGCAAACCGGTGATCATTATTGCTCACGTCCTTGAGCAGTATGATGAAAGCTCAATGTCCTTCAAGCGTTCGGTGCCCATTAAGGGTGCCCTCAAGAACCAAGGTGTGGAAGCCTACTTCTCTACCGTGGTGGAAGCTACGAAGATCCCTATCAAGGATCTGAAAGATTATGATCCAAACATTCTTCATATCAGCGAAGATGAGCAGGATCTTGGTTTCAAGTACGTCTTCCAAACCCGATTGACTAAGGAGTCAATGGGAACTCGCATCCGTTCTCCAATGGGAATGTTCACTAAGCAACAGACCTACATGGATAATGATGCCCAGCTTCTGCTGGATCACCTCCACAAGTTCTACGACTGAGTACCAAACCGATACTAAGCCAGTAGACAAACAAATAGAAAGAACTTGATATGGGAATTTTTGGCGGCCTCTCCACTGATAACATGGAGAAGCAGGAAGACCGTGTTGGCGGTGGTAGCTGGACTCGTGAGAGTGACATCTACCCGATGACGATCAAGGCTGCCTATGCGGGCAAGAGCACCAGCTCGAATGCACAGTCAGTCAACTTCATTTTCGTGGACAAGGAAAACAAGGAATACCGTGAAACCTTTTGGGTCACTGACGGTCAGGGCCGGAATTACTTCCACCCGAAGAAGCAGGGATCGCAGGAACGTGATCAGACGAAGCGTAATCCGCTTCCGGGTTTCAACATCGTCAATGACATCTGTATGATTGCGACTGATAAGCCGCTATCGCAGCAGACCGACGAAGAAAAGGTCTTTAAGGTCTGGGATGCCGATGCCAAGGCTGAGCTGCCCAAGGCCGTTCCAATGTTGGTCGATCTCCTTGGTAAGCAGGTCGCACTCGCAATCTACAAGATCGTCGAGAACAAGACCAAGAAGAGCGACTCGTCTGGTCAGTACGAAGCCATTGCCGACGAACGTGAGGTAAACCAGACCGAAAAGGCTCTCTTCCCACAGTTCCGTTGCACGGTTCGTGAAGCTGAAGTCGCTCTTGAAAACAATGGTTCAGTCACAGATGATGCCATTCTTAACCAGTCCGGCGAAAACGTAGGTGTTTTTTGGGATAGCTGGCTCGAAGCCCACAAGGGTAAGGTCCGCGACAAGCGTACCATCAAGGACGGTGCTGCCGGTCAGTCAGGTCGTCCCGGTCAGAACAAGGCACCTACCGCCCAAGATGGTGGTGGCAACAACGGCGGTGAGCGGAAGAGCCTTTTTAACAAAGGCTAATCACGCTTGATCCCCAACTTAAGTTGGGGTAAGAACCGGCCCTCTTCAGTGTTAGCTGAAGGGGGCTTTTCTCTGGAGCGAATATGATCATTAATGTCGCAGGCTTCGATCCCAGTCTCACACATTGGGGTATTGTTGAAGCCACACTCGACCTTTCAGGAGGCTATCTCGATGGTCTCAACCTGTCAGTCGTGGAACCAGAGAAGCTCAAGGGCAAGCAGGTCCGTCAGAACTCAACTGATCTATTTGTCAGTGAGCAACTTGCCGTCAAAGCTCTGGCAGTCGCCCGCAAATCCAAAGTCGTGTTCGTTGAGTGCCCCGTGGGATCTCAATCGGCACGGGCGATGGCAAGCTACGGCGTTTGCATGGGTATCCTTGGTGCCGTCCGAGCAGAGGGTATCCCTCTGATCGAAGTCACTGCCTTTGAGGTGAAGAAGGCAGCGACCGGCAACAAGAACGCCACTAAGCAGCAGATGATCGATTGGGGGGTAAATCTTTACCCCAAAGCGAACTGGCCGCTGTATGAGCAAAGCGGTAAGGGCTTTACGAAGGGTGATATTCACAGCAAGGCTGAACACGCCGCAGATGCTC